CCATCATAAAATTTTAAAATGGGTGCAGATGCAGTCGAGTAATCTAGCCAAAACATACCTTGTTCTGCATAGGCAGGTCTTGTAGAAGATGCGATTGCATGGTTTTGTTTAATGGCATCTAAAACTAAGTTTAAATCAGTCCTAAATGATGGAAATGATTGGTTAGCTACAGCTAAATCGGTTGGTAAACTTGGTAAGGTCATAGTTTTTTATACTCCTATTAAAATCCCTTTGCAATAAAATCAAAAGTTTTTGAAACTCCAGAATTAGAACTGTTAAAAAAGGCAACATTAAAACCACTTATTGTTTTGTTTGCTACAGTAAAATAATCGCCAGTTGCCATAGATTGCCCAGTAACACCTACAGCATAATTAGCACTTTTAAATGGATTTGTAAATGTAATAGACTTGGTACTTGTTCCAGAAACAATATCATTCCCACTAAATATCCTATCTTGCATATCTATGCTTACTGTTACTGCCGAAATTACAGGTGTGCTTGCCAAATCTCTTGAAAGTAGAAAAACCCTAAATTTAAAATATCTTGCTTCATATTCCCCAATAACAAAATTTCTAAAATCTGTATAGGTACTATTATCATCACTTGTTGCTATTTCCAGATGTGCATTACAATTAGCAGGGGTATCTCCATCAAAGTTTGAACTTGTATCATCAAAATCACCTGCTCTATTATCAAATAAATCATCTGGATTATCTGCTGTCTGTGTTAATGATGCTGTAATTCTAGCTGTGTGTTTAGCACCAATATCGATTACATCTGCAAATTGATAAGTCCCACTTGCAAAGAAATCAGCATTACTTGCACCAGAATCAAAAAATCTAGTTGTATTAGCATCAAATAAACCACTTGCTGATTCAAACAATTCAGAAGAATCTAAACGTATTGCACTATCACTTAAAACAGCATTGCTAAATGTTCCTGCAAATAATGGGTGTTCTGATTGTGTTGTTATTGAATTAAAATTTAATGCACTTGATACATTTGAAATTATAGCTGTAGCATTTGAACTAAAGTTTCCTAATTTATCAACAGCTTTTATAAGATATGTGCCTTGTCTTGATGGAACTGATATTGAAGTTGCAGGTCTTGATATTTTTTCTATTAATGCAACCGAGTTAAGCCAATCTGCTGAACCATCTGTTGCTTCAGAAAACCTTAAATTATAATAAGCTAAATCCAAATCACTTACAGCTTCCCATGATAAATGTGCTTCTTGCCCAGATACATTACATGAAAAATCTTCAACATCTGTTGGTGGTGCTATTGCTCCTACTATTTGTCTTTGTGCTGATACATAAGTAGAAGATACACCAAGCGAATTAATGCCTTTTACTCTTACATCATAAATTTGTTGGTCAATAACATTTAAAACTCTATGATTTAATCCAGAACCCTGTGCATAAATTATATAATCTGATTCGGTACTTAATTTATATTCCACTTGATAAAAATCAATAAATTTATCTGTACTTGCTCCAATTAAAACATCTAAAGCAACAATAACTGTTCCATCATTATATTCTATTAATTGATCTGATAAAGTAACACTTGCAGGTGGTCTTATGCTAAAAGGATTTGGTAAATTAGTTGTTGGTATTGATGCAACTTCTGGTTGTGTACCAAATGTATAAAAACTATCTTGATGTTCTGAACATTGTAAACTCACAGTATGATCTGAATTTAATGATAATCCCTGCACCCTAAATGGTTTTGCTGAAAAACTTGGTGTTGCATGAGTTATATTAACTATATCACCTATAGATAAATCAAGGGCTGTAGCATCTGCTTTAATTGCAATATCTAAACTTGACCTAGACCTTCTTAAAATGATTTCGGCTATCTCTTGGGCTTGATATGGGCTTGTAAACATAGACATATCAAAACGACTTTCTAATAATAATCCCCCATCTGCTGTTTTCATTGTTCCATGTTGATCTGCACTTGCTAAACCTGTTTCATCTACTGGTGGAAATTGAACTGTGTCTGATTGATAATTTTTATCTGGGTTTATAAAACTTACTATTACTCTGTTATATCTTGAGTTTTTATTTTTACTTGAAACTGATATGCCACCAATAATATTATCTTCTGTTAATGTTATTGATGCTGAACCTGTTGTTTCAACTAATATATTATATTTACCTGCTGAAAAGTTTAGGTATGACCTAGAACCCTTTACAAAATTTTTAACATTTTCTATAGCTTTTTTTGATGTATCAACAACTACATGGCTATTCATTAAGTCTATCTGACTAGCACCAGTATAAGGGGTTATTTGTGTATCACATACATCTGTTGCTGTTTGCCAATCTGCAAAATTACTATCGAAATAACTATTAGCTATTCCCATTCCAAATCTTTCGTTTCGTAAATAATCTAATAATTGCAGAATAGGATTATCAGAATATGCCCATGTTGAGCTTGTATCTTTTCTATGGCTACCAGAACCCCCAGTAACAGTTCCATCTAAGTTTGGATTATATACTTTTTTACCTTGAACTATTGCTTGAACTGATGGTAATGAGCCAAATTTATCTTGATTCCATTCAAACCTAATAGCTAAATAAGCCAAACCTCTTAATCTATGATTTGATGTCCATGAACTAAGTGTTGATAATAAATTTGATGCACTTTGACTATCAGAGCCATAATGAGGTTCACAGGTTATTAAACTTGCACCACTATAAAAATTAGCATCATTACTAGCTACTGTTATTTGGCTATTATCTGCAATATCTCCAGACCATGTAACAGTATTATCGTTTATTTGTATAGAGCTAATATCATTAATTTCACCTTCACTTAATATAATAGCCATATATAAATATTGATTATCTGCACCAGAAGTTTCTAAAAAAACAACATTACCCCCAACTTTTCTTGTTCCATAAACTATAGGTATAGTTGCATTGGCACTAAATTTATTAACTAAAGCACCTCTTGCATTTTGGTCTTGCTGTTGTTGTCCGAAGTCTGGAATATCTGGAGTAGGTATAAGCCAACCAATTACATCACCAATAACGTCTGTTATTCCTGTAACTACATCATCAACAACATCTGTTAATATTTCAACAGGGTTACACATTTAATTTAATCTCCAATTAGAGCCTAAATTTTTAAAACCTAATTTTTTGAAAACTGGGTCAATATTTAATCCAGATGTTACCGACAAATACATAGGTAAATTTTTACCAACTTTTTTAATTGAATCAACTAAAGCTGTTACAAGTTTAAAATTTCTAAAACTCTTTTTTACATATATTTTATGTATGTGAATACACTCACTTTTGCTAAACCAATATTCTGTTTTATTAAAAATAGCACAGCCTATAACTTCATTTAAATCTAAATCTTTAAGCAAAATTATTGTACCTTTTTGCATAATTAAATTTACAAAATTAATTAATTTTTTATCATCAACTTCTGGATAATCTAAATCTTTTAAATCTTCATCTTTAAAATTATTTAATAGATCACAAATTATTTCAACATCTTTTTTTTCTGCACTATATAAATTTATACTACTCATGGTTTGCCCCATTTAATATCTTTTACAGCTAATGCTGAAAATTCCATGCCTTTATCACTACTGAAAAATCTTTTCTGTGCATTATCTGTGGTTGCTCTACCATTTGTTTTACTAAAATTCCCCCAATGTGATGTTACTGTAATAATAACAGTTGCTATAGTTGTATTATCAGTAATTTTATAATCATTTATAGTGCCAAAAAATAACAAAAAAGGATCAGCAATAAGTGCAAGGCTAGAATCTAAATACCCTCTATAAATATAGACATTATCATTAATTATATTTTCATTTAACACTAATGATATATATTCTTGGCTTACTCCAGATAAAGCTAATGCCAAAGTATTTTTGGTTGGTTGGTTTGTTTCACTAACCCCTGTGATACTTCTTAAATGCCCATTTGATAAATAGGTTCTTGATGTTCCAGATACATTTGATGTTATATCAAAACTTGCATTTGTTAAATAAACTGGTGTTGCTAAACCTATTTCAACTAAAACGACAGGGTTAATATTACCTGTTGCTAGTTCTGTTTTAACTGCACTTGTTAAACCTCTTGCCATTAAACACTCTCAATAACATCAAATTCATAAACAAATAATAAATTTCCATCTTTATCAACTTGCCCACTATTGAACTCTTGTGTGTCGCTGACAAGGTGAACATTAAAAGGTACTGAATCATAAGTTACTGAACTATCATTAGCCAGAGCAGTTCTTA